TCATCCATCGCCCTCCGGCCAGCCAACCCTGTACTGCGCTATCTCATCCAGACTCTTCAGCATCACCACCTTTTCTTTCATTTGCCGCTGCCGTTCGTGGATTTTAAAACCCTGTATCACCACCGCCTGCACCATTGCCGCTTCCAGTTGCTTCAGGAACGCCGCATTCACCGGAATATCGTGATTATCCGCATCGGTCCAGAAGAACCCTTCCGGCAGCCCCCCTGAACCCGCAACTGCCACAACTGGAGCAAGCCGTTCTTGTGAGGCTTTTCCGCCATCCCAGCGATGACCATCCAGTTCAAAAATAATATTTGCGTTTTCCTGTGCATCCCGCCAGTTGCTGATTTCAGCCAGCTTCTGGTTGCGTGAATTATCCACCATTTTGTCAGTCACAACAAAAGGGGTGACAGGACCATACTTTCCGGATTCAAGTTCACTGTAAATTCGCCTGCCATGCTCCTCATTATCGTTCTGACAAGCAGTGAACGGCAGAAACTCATCAAACTCTGCAAATTTAACCTTACAGTTAATCGCTGTATGTTCTTTATTCGCCCACTCAGGAGCCTGAATGTCCTCAATGTTCATACAATTTCCTTTTATGAAATTCGCTGAAAAAGACCTACATAATTCGAAGCAGTACCGCTTGGCCACTGGTTTGAGATAATGCCGCAAGCTCGCCACGTCCCCGGAAGAGGGTAAGGCCCATATTGAACACCCGACCTGTAGGCATCAATAGTGAATGTACTATAACGATCCGGTGGAAAAATAATGCCGGAAGCCTTGAGACTCCCCCCTGCAACGGTTGCGCCTGGGGCAAGAGGTACTCCAACACTCATATATGCCAGCGCAAACGTACCTACAGCATGAAGTGCACCCGCTGGTGCGCCTGCCGGTCCCTGCGGGCCTTGTGGTCCCGTAGCTCCTGTTGCTCCCTTTGCGCCTGCAGGTCCTTGTGGTCCAGTTAATCCGGTATCCCCTTTATCTCCCTTATCTCCTTTTGGTCCGGCTGCGCCTGTCGGACCTGCCGACCCCTGTGGGCCTGTTGCCCCCTTTGCACCTGCAGGCCCTTGTGGTCCAGTTAATCCGGTATCCCCTTTATCTCCCTTATCTCCTTTTGGTCCGGCTGCGCCTGTCGGACCTGCCGGCCCCTGTGGGCCTGCTGCCCCTACGGGTCCTTGTGGACCTGTCGCCCCCGTTAACCCAATATCACCCTTATCCCCTTTTGGCCCGGTTGCACCTGTCGGACCTGCCGGCCCCTGCGGGCCGCTGAGGTCTTCATTTTCCTGTATCTCTTTGATGGTATCAGCGGCGGCTTTTGAGGCTGCACTTCTGGCCTGTTCAGCAAGAAGCTGTGCTTCATCCCTTGCCTGTCCACTTTCTTTCTCACTGGCAGCAGCAACCTGTGCGCTGTTCCGGGCATTCAGGGCATTTTCCTGAGCTTCATCGCGTAGTGTCAGGGCCTCATCTCTGGCCTGTTCTGCGCGAGTGACACTCTCAGCGGCTGCATTTTTCTGTTTCTCAGCCTTTTCGGCTGACTGCAGGGCTGATGCATCACTGGAAGATGCCGATTCTGCACTGGCTGATGCCGCAGCCTCTGATTTAGCAGCCTTTTCGCTGTACTCCCTGGCATGCTGTTCACTTAGCACTGCAACTGCCGCGCTGTTATCACCCTGTTCTGCCGCCTGCATGGCCGTGAGGGCGCTTTCACGCGCTGAGGTTTCAGATGCGGCGGCATGGCGCTGTGTGTGATTAAAGGGTCAGGCTTCACGGGCTGGATTTATCAACAAAGCACGTAGCGGATGATTCCCGTGAGCCTGAAATGAAAAAGGCCGCCAGTTGGCAGCCTAAAAATGATGTTTGATAATTTTTCCATCGAGCAAGGTTAGACTAGCCAATTACAGTAGCTTGCTCTCCAATTCAATTCCTGATCTACTACTTGGTTCTAGCAACCAATGAAAAAGGATAGATCGTGAATAATGGGAAAAATGAACGATTCAGAGTGTACTTATCCAGTTTTGATGCGGATATTGCAGCACTAACAGAAGCCTGTAAAAGTATCAGCAACAGTCTTAACTCTGTTTTGGAGAGCACAAAAAGAGAGGGGTTTATAAACCCGATTCAAGTTTTCATAGATTCTTTAACACTGAATCAGCCCGAAACACATTCTAATATCTGGGTAGCCGTTAATTCATCATGGCAGATTGCAGAAGAAGCCAGGCTAAAACTTGAGAAATTTGGTTATAAGACTGGTGAAATTATTTAAATATCCTCCGGCATAGCCGGAGGTTTTTCTGATACGCCTATAAGGCTCTGTTTCCAGTTGCGTCCTAACAGGCGCATACGATCTTACATATACATCACACTTCGTTACTTATGACCCGTGAACGGGCTACCCGGATAAATGCGCCAAACACCACACCGTAATCGGTTCCGGTTAACAGTTCATAGACACTGGCCCCCGTCAGGACACCACCAGCCAGCCCAGTACCGGAAATCGGATCGGGCATTTAGCCCCCTCTAAATTGCTGTGAGTCCTCTCAGGAATGAGGGGAATAAAAAAAAGGCCGCCATGCGGCAGCCTCGAAGTAAGTACGGTTGTTTACAATGGTGGAGAGAGAGGACCTTCTAACACCTCTGCTTCACCGTTATGGCAAATGTCATCGCCTCTGGTCAGATGCCAAACACCTGTGATTATTTTCCCCGTTTCCAAGTCATCAACAGTGTCATTCGTGTAGTACGCTACCTGTACAACACCGACATGCTGAATCCAGTAATACCCTTCTTTCATAAGCTCCTCCGCGATACTCAGCAGATAGTATAGAGCAGTACAAATAATGCTGTGGTGCAGGAAGCCACAACTTAATCTTTGCTAATAAAGTAATTTCGAAAGATGACGATAATGGGTAATAAATGTAAGGCCGGAGGAACCACCATGAGCATGACAGTTAGCACTTTGGGTCAGGACATACTGCAAAGCACAGTAAAACAAGCACCTTCAAGTACTGGCAACTCTGTTTCACAACAAATTCAAAACCTGAAAAAACAAATTGGTGAGTTGACAAAAGAACTCAGCGCCATGGGTTCAAAAATAAATGAAGTAACCTCCGAAGATGAGGCAAAACTGCTTAAACAGCAGATGGAGATGATTCAAAGGCAAATCGAGTCTATGTACGCAAAAATTGCTCAATTACAAAAACAAGAAGCAGAAAAAAACCAAATGGCATCGGGTGCATTACCTACGGTAAGTGACAAATCAAGTTCGAACGTTGCAGGGAATAATACTAAAAATATTGATGTCTACGTTTAGCAGTGACCCCCTATCATTTTTCCTCTGAGTTAGAAACGAAAAAGGATTGTGAGAACTTGTTTTCGAGTTAACGATTTCAGATCGGCGATATGACAGGGGTACTGGTGCTATGCACCTCGCGAATACCCCTGTCGTATCGCCGGAAACCAAAAACCCCGCTGTGGCGGGGTTCTCGTTATGTTCAAATTGTTCGCTTTTTGTCGCTGCCATAGTGGCGTAGCTCTGCCAAGCATGAATAAATTATCTGATTTTCTGGCCCGTTTTCAACACCATTATCAAAAAATAGCATCAATAGCTAAAAAATGATTTCAGTGAGTCTATTCAGATAACAGTTTGCGTGCTTCCAAAAAGACCTTTGCTCTGAATATTTCCAGGCACCAGCGCACGCGCTTTCTCGCCTCCCCATCAGTTAACCATGGCGCAATCGCCTGCAACTCCCGGGTTATGTCTGAGATTTTTTTTCGGGTGGTGTAATACTGAAGACCGACCACATAAACCGGATCATTAATATCCAGCGCCTGCAGTACGCATTGCTCAACAAAATCGACATCATCATTATGCAGGGCTTCGTCAATTACACTGGCAGGTGACTGTGGCCAGAGAATGCTATGTGCCCTGTTCATCGCCTGCTGCCCACGGAATCCCTCTTACCGTCACCATGCGTCCGCGTTCGTTGCGGTATTTCATCCCCGGAATCAGTTCAGCGCTGCGATCGACTGTCTCCGCCGGTACTTTGTGCTTCATCGCATTTTTCATGCGGTCTACTAATTCCTGGGCAAGCATGAGAGCCTCCTGTTACGCCACACGCGGACCAATATGGTTGAACTGGATGCTGACGCCGGGAATGAGATCGGCCAGCGCCTGTATTGCCTCTGCCGTTTCTTTGCGGATTACCTGCATTGGCTTACCAGTCAGCACCGCACTGGTCGCCTCGATGCACTCGCGGTTCGCAATGGCCACCAGGTTATGTAAGTCATGCTGACCAGCCAGCTCTGCATCCATCGCAGCTCTGATTGCTGGCGCCAGCGCAGCTGCCTGACCACGATAATTCGGCGTGTCATTTCGAAATGCCCGCTGGATGATCTGCGTGTTGTTATGCAGGCGGCGCGCATACTCTGACGGGTCGACGATATCCGCCAGGCTGTCCAGCAAATCACCGTAGTGATGCGTTGTAATCAGCGGGACTATCTTTTTCCAGCCCCCTTTCCTGCCATCCTTCACCGCCCACTCTTCAAGCTCGAGGGCCAGCAATTTAATCTCGTTGATTTTCATCAATCAGATTCCTTCTTGGTTGTGCAGGTATTCTGTTTACCAAGGCGTTTAGCCTGGCGGTAACGGTCATAAACGTCTTTGTCGTAATGGAGAGCACCATTTGAGGCATCTGCGAGACGCTGAGCACAGCGCTCGGGAACAAGTTCTTTCCACTGACTGACAGCAGAGCGGTCGACGCCAGCAGCATGTGCCACTTGAGTGTTTGTGCCGAAGAATTTCACGGCATCAATTTTGTACATTAAGCAACCTCGTTTGTTGAGTTTATTTAACAAGGTTATTTGGTGAGAATTCTTTAGTCAAGAAGAATTAAGATATCTAAACATGAATAGTGAAACTTTAGGCCGTCGAGTGTTACGTCGACGCAAAGATGTTGGGTTAACGCAGCGAGATCTTGGAAAAGCTCTCGGGATATCTCACGCCACTATTTCGCTATGGGAAAGTGACAATACTGAGCCTTCAGGTAAGAACCTGCATGCACTTGCTAAGGTGCTCCAGTGCAGCCCTACTTGGATTTTGTTTGGTGATGAAGACCAGACTCCTGCAGAACCAGTCTCAATTGAAGAGCAGAGAACTTTAAGCGTTGATGAACAAGAGATGCTTGATCTCTATCGCTCTTTGCCAGAATCAGAGCAACAAGCTCAAATCCAAAATCTCCGGGCTCGAGTTGAAAACTTCAACCAGCTCTTCGAAGAACTCCTAAAAGCCCGCAAACGAACAGAAAAAAAATAACCTTTTTCAGTAAGTTATCTTCTTACACCTCTTTTGTTGAGTTTTATCACCAAAAATAACTTGCCAAACTTGGTTAGTAATCTTAACCTTATTCCATCAAGTAACCACACGCAGTGATTACTCAGAATCAAAATGTTCCGCTTACCCTGGCGATACAGGGGAAAACAGATTGGAAGATTTAACGCAAAACAGGTGTCTTCGGGAGGGGTTACGGGCTGGAGTGACTACCAGCATCGACAGCTCTATCCAACGAAACGGAACCGTCTAACCCGCGGTTGTCGGCGAAAAGTACCGTAGGGATGCCAGCTGGTCACTGGCCCCCGCCCGAAGATACCTACCACCGCGCCTGATGTGGTTAAAAGCAGGCCAAAGCAATAAGAAGTAGAACCCTGTTCTGGCGGTCCGGTGTTTTCCCGTATGTATCCGGCCACCGCCAGCTTTTTCAGGGAACAACATGCAAGCGCACTCCTTCACTTACCAGTTGGGTGACAGGTATGAAACAGGCGGAGTGCACTTGCAGATGTGATTAATTGCTGTGTGTGCCGCGTGGTCTTTGCCCATCTTCCACGATGGGCACCTTTTTTACCGGAGGGTTTATGAAAAATTCACAGCCAGTTATACCGGACGGGGATCCTGATGTGGAAAGCTCAGTTAATAATTTTATTTACCAGTTAAGCGTTCCTGCTTTTCGCGACCGCCTTACAGCTGAACTCGAGACACTGTACGAACAACAGAAGGCAGCTCTCGATCACACAGAATCTTTACTCAGGATGGTGCGTGCCAATGGTTAAATTTACCAGCGAAGATATTGCCCAACGTACAGCTGAAGCTGAATATAAAAAGGCTGTAGCTGATATAACCGGAGTTCAGAAATACAAAGATGAAGCGGTGCTGGATATGTGTTTCATCAAAGTAATGACAAAAATAGTTAACGACCAGAGGGTTAATATTAGCGAGTTTTTACGCTGAACTTTTATTTACCCCCTTCGATAACTTCAAACAATTAAGAGATTTTTTATTTATGCCTTAACTGGCAGGGCTAACTATATCAATCAATGATGGCCCTGTCATAGCCAGCCATGCAGGGAGGGTAAGTGACACTTGAGTGCTGTCCGTATTGCAAAAAATGGAGTTCTGATGACTCCATGTATAAATCAACAAAAAGAATGAATAAGAGAGTGGTCACTGCTTATTTCTGTAGCCTTGAGCATGCTATCTCCTACAAACAAATTCATGAACCACGGCGCTGTAATTTAAGCAGAAGCAATGCACGCCATTCACATAAATATTATTGAGGTTATTATGACAATTGGATTAAAAAAATTTGGCGGGAGATTCGAACCGAAAAAAAGCGCACTTGAAAAAGATAGTTCGCTTCCGGTTTATGTTGCTTTGAAACAAGCCAAGAATAAAACAATAGCAAAAACATTACTGCATGCGGATTTTATACAGTTCGCGCCAGATTATGCTGATGATTATTTTGCTCCCAAGGTATGGGAAGTAGAGGAAGGAATGTTCTGCACTGTTGAAGGGCAGTTCTATACCGACCTTTTCACTGGTGAAATTGTCTGGAATGCTGAGAAAGGCGAACCAGAGCGCATCATAGTTGAGCCAGAGCTTGCTGGCGGAAATGAACAACTTAATGCTGACGCGACAGAAGAAAAAATGAAACCGGTGAAAGAGCTGGATGTGCTGGCCCGCGCATACTGCCTTGCGGTGTTTGGTGCCATTGAGAAAATCACCCCTTCTCAGTATGGCCAGTTAATCGACATGCTGAATGATGATGAATTTAGCCCTTTACGCGAACAGGCAGAGGGTCTTGCCAAAGAACCCCGCATTCTTGCCATGCTTCCTGAAAAACAGACCGAATGCCTGGCCTGGGTGCGTCAGAAGGCGCGCGACAATGCTAAATGGCCAGACTATAAAAACCTGTTTACCCAATGGGCTGATACCCCGCCCGATAAACGCGAGCCAGTAAAGTGTGTTCAGACTGGCACCACGAGCAGTGACAAGCCGACCATGAACGAACTTGCTACCAGACTGCGCTATCGCACAGCCATGGGAAAATTATCCCGATCCATGGATTTCGACGTGTGCAACCCTCCTGTTGGCATTGAAATGCGGATCAATACCATGCTGTGCAGTAAAGATGTAGAGATTGATGACTGGTGTGCGCCATTTTCACGTACACCGGGTATTCATGATTATCACCCGGCGGCCATCGTGGCCATCATCAAAACCGCTGATGAAAAACTTCATATTTACCCTGGAGAACTTCGCCAATACATCGATAGCTGCATTGCGGGTTTTGACTGCGTTAATCCACCACAACTGGTCATTGATATTGCCTGCGGCCGTACGTCTGCCCCGCTGCCACAAAAAAATGATGGAGCAAAATCTGATAGTAAAACCGAACAGACGTTACAGGACGAAAATTTACCACCAGCAGTCTGCCCGGCTCACGCTGCAGAACTCGACAGGGAGCTGGATGCAGCATTTGCCAATAGCGCCTCAAATGAGAGTGAAAAAACGGAAGTTACCGAACAGGAAGACGATCGCCCACTTCTGGATGATCATGAAATTGAGATAGCCCACGCGCTGAACGACCTGCTTTCGGGACGTACTGACATTATGGGCAAGGAAGAAGCGGAAGGCGTTGTGGCATGTACCGGTCATATTATCGCTGACATTCTTCCTCTGCTGATCATCGATATTGCCACCACTGAATTTTGTCTGTCGCCCAATTTCAGCGACGAAGAAGTTCACGATGTCGCAACGACAATTCTTGATAGCTGGTCTGATGATGCTGCCTCGCGTCAGAAGATCGCCCTCGATGCGATAGTAGAATATCGCCGACCAGAGCCACCAAAACCCATAGTGATGGATCCACCAGCTGTCACCGCCAAACCGAAGAAAGAACCAGAACTGACTGTTTCCGCACCGGGTAGCAATTTCACAAATGGCGAACCGTTTACCACCCTCACCTATCGCCAGCAACTGACGCTCGCAGCGCTGCAAGGGATGTGTGCAAACCCGGCATACCGCGGCGATTTTGACGAATTGCCGCACATGGCCGCAGCGTTGGCCGCAGGGGTTATAAGTGCGGAGGCGGAACAGTGACAGAGAATTTAACCGGCGATAAAGCCCTGATCCGTTCTCTGCACATCTGTGATGATGGATGTGACTGGACGTCCTGGCATTTATGGCGAATGGGAGAACGCAGGCGCATAAGTGAACATGTTTTCACGCGGCTACCAGTTCGTCAGCGCGCTATACAGCCGAGCATGAAACCCAAGAAAAAACAGTGCCAAAAACGAAAGGCAAAACCAACTACTGATTTTTGATTATCAATATTCGCCAGCTGCAGCATGTACTGTTGTGGCTGGCGGCATCGGAGTTATGTATGTCGCAACTCATTTTCAGCGAAGAGTGGATGGTTGAAGCGCGACTAACAGAAAAGACCGGCTTGTCTGAAAGACAAATTAAAAGTTATCGGTTGAATTTGTGGATCGAAGGCGTGCATTTCAAACATCTGACAGCTCTCGGGGAAACTGACAATTCTAAAGGTCTGCTTTGGTACAACTATCCAAAGATTAACCAATTAGTACAGGAAGCATGATGGACTTTCCAACCGGCGTTGAGCTGCATAACGGAAAAATACGGATCACATTTACCTATCGCGGCAAACGTTGCCGCGAAGTCCTTCGGGGCTGGACGGTGAACAGCAGCAACATCAAAAAAGCTGGAAATCTTCGCGCGCTCATAACAAGTGAAATACAGCTCGGTAAGTTCGACTATGCGGAACGTTTCCCGGAATCCAAGGCGCTTAAGAAGTTCATCACAACCAAAAAAATCACCACGTTTAAAGAACTGAGTGTTTTTTTTACAGACACCAAAGCCTTAGAGGTATCAGGTGCAACACTGCTATCGCTTACTTCGGTCGTAAATACGTTACTGCGTGTAATCGGAGAAAATACCCGTCTGGTAGATATTGAGCATGCCGACATTTTGCATTACCGAAAGGAGTTATTGACCGGGACAATTATTAACCCGGCAATGCCGAATCTGGCCAGGCAGGGCCGCGCGCCCTCAACAGTCAATAAACAGATGGCAGTTTTATCAGAAATGCTTAAGCTCGCGAACCGAAGCCAGTTTATATTGCATACTCCTTATGAAGGAGTGTCGCGACTCAAGTTATCTAAAAATGATCCCGACCCACTTTTACTTCATGAGTACCAGGCACTGATAACCGCCCTTCCCCGTAGCCAGGCATTAATCATCATTGTTGCCGTACATACGGGGATGAGGCCGGGCGAGATATGCGCCCTGGCATGGGAAGATATTGATTTGGTAAAAGGTGAAATCCACGTATCCAGAAGTTTGACGAATAAGCGAGTATTTGTACCTCCTAAGACAGATGCCGGAATAAGGACGATAACGTTGCTTAGACCCGCTTTGGATGCACTGAAGGAACAATACGAAATCACCGGCGCTAATCCGAAGCAAGAAATTCGATTTCACCATCGGGAGATCGGAAAAACTGAGCAGCAATCTCTTCGTTTCGTTTTTTCACCGACAGCATATTCGTCCAAGAAAGGCAGTTACTTCTCCAAGAACTCGATTGCCTATGGCTGGAAGCGAGGCACTAAACTTGCCAATATCCGCGAAAGGAATCCTTATCAGTCACGGCATACCTATGCATGCTGGACGTTGATGGCCGGAGCGAACCCGTCATTCATAGCGAGTCAGATGGGACATGAAGATGCGCGAATGGTGTACGAGGTTTACTCCAAGTGGATTGGCGACATGAACCAGGATCAGGTCAACATGCTGAACAATCAGATGCCAACAGCACTGCCCCCAGGACGCCCCCACGGGCAGGGGAGCATGAGAAAAGTTATTTAA